TAACTCAAGTCCATGATCTAACAACGTCAGATATTCTTACAGGTAACTCTGTTGTGTCTGACTTGGCAATGTCAGAAGCAGAAACCTTCTCGACTATCGCCCTAGAAACAGATCCCCCCTCAGTTCCTAGTGTCACACTATTACAAGATCACGATCTAGGGACAGTCAGCTTTGAATCTGGCAACCCTGTTTTAGCTACTTTAGCTATTACTCAAATCCATAGCCTGACACCCGATGGATTTACTGCAGGAATACCTCTAGCAGCTAATACTACGCTTACTGAGACTACTCCGTTAACTGCAGATAATTTACTAAGTGGCGCTCCAAGCTTAGATAACACAAGCTTAACACAAGCCCACGACTTAACACCAAACTCTATTGTCACCTCAGTTCCTGACATAGATGCCGCTTCTGACCCAGAAGCAATCCTCGCCCAAGAAACACAGGAAATACAACAAATGATTGGTGGTTGGACACGCAGAGCTTATGAAGTTCCTGACGGAAGGCTTGTCCAAGGTGAGCGTGAAATACAACAGACTTATGGAGATAAAGTCTCTATTGACCGTAAGGCAAAGTCTCTTGTTAAGTTTGGTCGTTCAGCACAGTTAGGCACAGGTAGTTTAGAAACGGTTTGGAGTGTTGGTGGAAATGAGACTTACCTTTCCGCAAACTCTATTTCCCACGTATCCTCTTCCTCTGGATCTGACACTCAAGAGGTTACGATTGAAGGCCACACACTAAGTAACAGTGAGTTTACTTTCGTTAGTCAGACTGCTACACTAAATGGACAGAATACTGTTGCTCTCAATACAGACTTAGCTCGTGTATCTCGTGTCTACAACAGCGATAGCACAGAACTCGTTGGTCGTGTTGTAGTATATGAAAACACTGCCTTATCAGGTGGAGTTCCTACAGACGCAACAAAGATACACATCGATATTCCTGCAGGGTTTCAACAGTCATTCAAAGCTGCAACTACCTTTAGTAAAAATGACTACTTTATTATGACAAGTTTTTATGGGGCGGTTAGCGCAAGACAATCAGGTTCTGTAGACTTTTATCCTGAGATTAGACAAGTAGGTAAAGTATTTAGACAAGTGGGTTGTTTTACAGCGTCTACAAATGGTGGAGCAACAGAGATATCTCTAGACCCACCTCTTATTGTACCTAAAAACGCTGATATCCGTATTCGATGTGAGACAGTAACTAATAACTTAGTCGTATTCGGTATTTTTAAAGGTTATATAGCCAAGGTTTTATAATGCCATATTCTAGTAACGCAGAACTCCCTAAAGCAGTAAGACAAACTGTACCAGAAGACAAGCATACACAATTTAGAAGAGTGTTTAATTCAGTGTTAGAAGATACTAAAAACGAACAGAGAGCCTTTCAGTCAGCTTGGGCTGCAGTGAAGAAACGTCAAATGGATGACGATATTTTCACTAGCCCCTCAGAAGCTCGTAGCAGATCTTTTATGTTAGGTTTTGATGGTGAAATCCATACCCATGAAGTTGGTGCTAATATCTATTACATGCCATCAAGAACGCATGAGGAATACCTCAACTACCACAAAGAACTTGCAGGTATCAAAGATATACCACAAGAGCAAGAAGAGAGTGAAGATGATCTCTTGGCTCGTATCTTATCTGCAGTTATTCAAGAAGTAACTAAAGTAGAAACTAGTACTCTTGCAGCTAAAGTAAAAGAGCACAATGAGAAAAATGGTGGCAAAGGTAAGGTAACTACCTCTATGCTGCGTCAGGTTTATAATAGAGGTGTAGGCGCATATAAGACAAACCCATCATCGGTTCGTCCTAACGTCTCATCTCCCGAACAGTGGGCAATGGCTCGTGTCAACAATTTCTTACGTACCATTCGTACAGGTCGCTTCCGTAGTGGTAAGCATGATACTGATCTCCTACCTTCTAAACATCCTCTTAGTACAAGGAAGTCACAAGTATGGGATGGAGGCGATTTACCAACGCAGGAGCAAGTTGATAAGGCAGATAAGCCATTAAACAAGCCCTTCAGACTCCCTAAAGGCTCAAGTAAGAAGTTTGGAGTTTATGTAAAGGACGGAGACAAAACCAAGAAAGTTACTTTTGGTGATCCTAATATGGAAATCCGTAGAGATGACCCCAAGGCTAGATCTAACTTCCGTAGCAGACATTCTTGCGATACCGCATCAGATAAGACTTCTGCTCGTTATTGGTCTTGCCGTATGTGGGAGAAGGGTAGATCAGTGACTGATTTAACAAAAGATATCGAAGGCCAGATCCTAAAGACTGACGATGAACAGCGTATAGTCTACGGATGGGCCTCAGTCATTACTGAGAAAGGTGAACGAGTAGTTGACCGTCAGGGTGACATAATCGAGCCAGACACGTTAGTTAAAGCCGTGAATGATTTCATGGAGAATGTACGTGTTGGTAAAACAATGCACACAGGCGAACAAACAGGGATGGTTATTCATTCCTTACCAATTACCAAAGAGATTGGTGATAGCCTTGGCATACAGAGTGATCGTGAAGGGTGGATTGTAGCTTATAAAGTCTACGATGATAAAGTCTGGAACATGGTCAAATCTGGTGAACTTGCGGCCTTCAGCATTGGCGGTCGAGCAATTAAGGAGAAATTAGATGAACCTTCTTAAACAACTAGAGCTTGATGAGTTATCTCTGGTGGATCGCCCTGCTAATGCGTCTGCCAAGGTTGCTTTATTTAAGCGAGACACAGAGGAATCTGATATGACTAATGAAGTCGAAAAAATGTCCGATGACATGAAGGCAAAACTAAAGCCCTACATGGACAAAGGGATGAATGAAGAAGAGGCTATGAAAGCCTATAATATGGACATGAAAAAGTCCGATGAAGAAGTTGATCTGAGCCTAGAGGTTGAAGTTGAGGCACTAAAAGCTGATAATCAAAACCTCCGCAAAGCTCTTATTGAAAATGGCTTTGTAATCAAAGCTGATGAAATCACAAAGAAAGAAGAAGTAGAAACAATTGAAGTAAGTGGTGAGATGGTTGTTAAATCAGATATCCCTGCTCCTGTTTTGAAAGCTCTTGAAGAAGCAGAAGTACAAAAGCATCAAGCTGAGTTACGCAAGTCTGCTGAAGCTGAATTACCGCACTTTAATGTTGAGGTTGCTATGCAACTCCTTGATGTTATCAAAGGTGATGAAAAAGTCTTAGAAGCACTTAAAGGAGCAGACGCTGCTTTTTCCGCTGCTATGGATGAAACTGGGGAAAAGGTTGTCGATGGTGACATGCATGACCCACAAACTAAATTAGATAAGATGGTAGAGGCACATGCTAAAGAGCATAGTGTCAACAAATACGCTGCTTTTGATGCCATCAGTAAAACAGCAGAGGGTAAATCCCTTATTGCTAAAACTTATGAAAAGGATGAGTAATCATGGCTGTACAAGAATCTCGTGAGACACGTACATTCATTGCAGGAGAGGATCTATCTTCTTCTCAATTTAAATTTGTAACCCTTGAAGCTGACGGTCAAATAGATCTAGCTGATGCAGACGCAGAGCGTTGCATTGGTGTTCTTATCAATGACCCTGCCTCAGGATCAGAAGCAACTGTTGTTATTTCTGGCAAGACAATGGTTACCGCAGGTGGCGCTGTTACCGCAGGTGATGAAGTTTGCACAGATACATCAGGTGATGCAGTAGAGCTTTCTACATCATCATCAGCAACAGCAATCACAATGGGTTATGCCCTAGAAGACGCTGCAGACGGTCAAGTATTCGGTATCGAATTGATCCAAGGCGGCAATTCTTCTAATCAATCATAATCCATAGATAAGAAGGAATAACAACAATGCCTATGTTAACCGCATCACAGGTACATATAGATCAGCCCTTAACAAATCTGACTATTGCGTATCTGCAAGACCAAAATAACTTTATCGCTGATAAGGTTTTTCCGAATGTAGCTGTTGATAAGAAAACCAACAAGTTCTACGAATATAATCGTGCAGACTTCTTCCGCAACGATGTCAAAGCTCGTGCTCCACGCACACGCTCACAACGTGTCGGTATGTCACTCTCAACACAGACATACACTGCAGAAGTTCGCTCATTGTCAACAGACTTTGACTTCGAAACACTAGCTAACGCTGACACAGCTTTGGATATCCGAAGAGGTGCATCAGAAATGCTAACACACAATCTATTGATTGACCGTGAAAGCCGTTGGATGTCAACATTCTTTGCCACAAACCTCTGGACAACAGAGTATGATGGTGTTGCTAATGCTGACAATGACCTTGCTACAGAGGTTACACAGTGGGATGACTACACAAACTCAACTCCAATCGTTGACGTAACTGCTGCTCGAAGAGCAATGCAAAAAGCATCTGGTGGTTTCAAGCCAAACAAAATGGTTGTTACTCGTGACGTTCACGATACGCTAGTTAACCACCCAGACGTACTTGCACGTATCAACGGTGGCGCAACTGTAACCAACACTGCTTTGGTAACACAAGCTAAACTAGCAGAAATCTTTGAGGTTGCTGAGTACTACATTGTAGACGCAATCGAAAACTCTGCTGCAGAAGGCTTAACAGAATCATTAGACTTTGTGGCAACTAAGAAAGCTGCATTGTACTACGCTCCTGCATCTTCAGGATTGATGGTTCCATCAGCAGGTTACAACTTCACATGGAATGAACTAGATAACGCATCTGGTTACGGTATTGACATACGTTCATATACTGGCGATTTCCTACGTGTAGAAGGTGTTGCAGAACTCCTAGAAGCAAACATGGCTTACGACCAAAAGGTTGTAGGTGCTGATCTAGGTGTATTCTTCAACACAATCTTGTCATAAGGAGTAGGTGAATGACCCGACCACCATTTCAATACGACAAGCCAATCTTCGTTAGAAATCCACAAGGATTACTTATGAATGGTAAGCGTTATGCAAAAGGTGATCTCGTTCCTTGGGTGGAGCGAGGTTTGCCTAAAGCGAACATTGAACGTATGTATAACGAGCACCATTTACATCACAATGAAGATCTGGAAATCTCAGTAAAACCTAAAGTTGGTGATGGGCTAGAAGAGATGTCTGTAGAAGAACTACACATCCTAGTCGATACAATCAATGACAAGGTTAAAGAGAAGACTTTAACGAAAGAAGCATTTGATCGCAAGAAATGTAAGCGGTCAACTATTCATGCAAAACAATGTGGGCTTATCCGTTCTTGGAGAGCCAACTACGGTGAGATAGAGGCTGACTAATGGCTTGGACATATGACGAAAGCGTTCTTACAACTACTACGGCTGCAGGTCGGTTAAATGTTGTACGACTTCTGATAGGAGACACTGATACTAACGATCAGTTAATCAAGAATGAAGAAATAACTTTCGCATTGTCAGAAGCTAATGATAACGTCTATTTTGCTGCAGCTTGGTCAGCAGGAACTATTGCTGCACAATTTGCTCGTAAAGTTACTACGTCATTAGATGGGGCCTTATCAGCTAACTATAGCGATTTAGCTAAACAGTATAAGGCCCTTTCTGCAGACCTTAGAGAACAAGGTCAAAAATACTCTATGACATCTGCTAGTATTCGTGCAGGTGGCATTTCTAATGCTGCAATCAAAGCCAACAGACAACTTACAGACCGTCCTGATCCTGCTTTTCATAAAGGTCAGTTTGACAACCCACCATCAGATGAGCAATACATTTCGGATTTTGACTAATGTCCTTCAGAGCTTACGATGTCCTTAAACTTGTAGAGGAACATGGAGAAGATCTTACGCTTCGTAAAATCACATACGGAAGCTATGATCCTCAGACCAGTTTATCATCTTCTAGTTCAGTAGATACGCATTCCATTACAGGGTATTTCTATACATATAATCTAGGTGTTATTGACCCTGAGAACTTTGTAAGAGGTGGTCGTAAGTGTGTTATAGCAGCTTTAGGTTTAGCTGTTAGTCCAGACACTGACGATGAAATTACTGGCAACGGAAATAAAGTGAATATAACAAATGTTCTAACGCTTTATTCTGGTGGTCAGGCTCTTTGCTATATCTGTGATGTGAGTGAATAATGGCAAACAATCTAAAGAACGCAGAAGTATTTAGACAGGTTACATTCAAGATTAAACAAGCTAAAGAAGATGCAATACGAGATAGACTAACAGATATTGCACAGTTTGTTACTTCAGTTTCCCCTGTAGATACTGGTGCGTATGTTACCTCACATAGTATGCTTTCTAACAACTCAAACTCTCGTGCTAGGGGTAAAACCTCCAAAGGAAAACCTCGCAAACAAAACAGAGAAGCTCTGCAACAAAGTGGTTTCTCTAATCTATTATCAGATATAAACGCTATTGATATGGATATAGTAACAAGAATTACCTTGAGAAACGACAGTCCTCACGCAAGATTTGTAGAAGATGGTAACGGAAGTTCTCGTGGGTATCTTGTATATACGAAAACTAGAAGGCAATTTGGATGAGCAGCATATACAAGGATATTAGGAGGGGATTAGAATACAAGCTCTCTCAGGTATCAGGTATCCCAGATATTGCCTATGAGAATATAAATTACGATCCGACAACAGGAACCTCTTGGGTTAGGCCAACCTTTACGCCAACATCACGCAGACCTGCAGTAAGAGGTAGTAATCCACAACAACTCTATCTAGGTTTATTCAGAGTTGATTGTTTCGTTGCAGAGGGTAATGGCCCTTTGTATGGTGACAACTTAGCCAACAGCATAATAGAAGACTTTGAGGCCACAACGGATATTACATTCAATGGTAAAACAGTTTCTATAGACTATGCTGAGAGGGGGGAAGGAAGAATAGACTCCCCTTGGTATTTCATTCCAATCAACATTGGTTGGTATATTTATGATTAGGAGAAAATAAATGGCCTTCGCACAGGGTTCACGTTCCACACTATCTTTCTTAGCAGAGAGTACTTTCGGTACAACACCTGCAGGAAACTTTCAAAACTTACCTTTCACCACTCACTCTTTGAACTTATCAAAAGACCGTGTTGCAGGTACAGACATTCAATCAGACCGTCAGCCAAGAGTTGACCGTCACGGTAACAGAGTTGTAGGTGGAGACATCGTAGCTGACCTTCGTCATGCTGAGTTCGACCTACTTACACAAGCTGCATTAATGTCAGACAATGATTTTGCTACAGGCTTTACAGCAGGAGATGGGTCTACAGGAGTTACTAACGCAGCTATCGCAGGTATAACACCACAGTTCTTCTCACTAGAAGATTATGCTGCAGACATCGACCAAGCTCGTTTGTTTAGCGGTTGTACTGTTAACACAATGTCAGTCTCTATGGCTCCAAACCAGATGGTTTCAACAACCTTTGGTATTGTAGGTAAAGAGATGGCAGTATCTGCTACACAAAAGACACAAGATGCTTCCGCAGGTAACTCACCTTTTGATGCTTACTCAGGTGACATCAAGTTAGGTAACGTAGGTTCTCTAGGTTCAGCTTTGACATTGATCACTGCTGTTGATTTTACTGTCACTAACAACTTTGCTCCAACATTGGTTATTGGTGAAAGTACAGCGTCAGCACTAGAGTTTGGTATGATCAACGTAGAAGGAACAGTATCTGCGTACTTCGAAGACGATACACTGCTTAACCGATTCTTGAACGAGACTGAGTCTTCACTAGAGGTGTCAGTTGGTGACGGTACAAACACACTAACATTCTTATTCCCACGTATCAAAGTTAACTCTGCTGATGTGGGTGTAGACGGACCAACTTCACGTATTGTGAATATGTCTTTTGTCGCTCTTCGTGACACTTCAGACTTATCGTCCTCTACAACAGACACAAACACAATCCTGAAGATTAAGAAATCAGGTGCGTAAGTAATCCCTAGCTAGGGCGAGGGAAGTGGTTGTCGGGTGCTGCTTCCCTCATTTAAATAACCCGACTGTTAACTCGAAAGGAACCCGAAATGGATTTAATGAATATTGGTAAGATGAAAGAGACCTCTGAGGTTATCTTGTATAACCCAGTTAACTCAGAAATACTTATGAATGAAGATGGAAGCGAAATGTCCATAACAGTATATGGGCCGTATTCCTCTAAGTATAAGTCAATCTCCCACAATCAGCAAAACCGTAGGTTGATGAAAGCTCAACGTACTGGCGGTAAATTAAACCTGAGTGCTGAAGAGATAGAAGCATCTGCATTTGACCTACTGGTTAAGTGCGTTGCGGATTGGGACATTACTTTAGGTGGTGAGAAGCCTGAGTGTACCGAAAAAATGGTACGTGAAGTGTTCGAGCAATTGCCTTGGGTACGTGAGCAGGTAGACAGTGCTCTAGGAGACACCCAAGCTTTTTTGGACAGGTCCAATCAGAACTAGAGGCTTTTGCTGAACAATCTTTTAGACTTAGTCGTAAGGTAAAAGGCTCCAGAGCCACCGAAAGAGAACATTTAGAACAAGTAGCAAAGCAGTTAGGCAAAACGGTTGAAGAACTTGATACAAAATTCGTTGATTCTGTATTCCCTGACCTTGCTGCACATATTTGGGCCACCTTCCTTGAGTTACACGATGGTAGAACTTACGGAATGAGTGGCCCTAATCCTATCTCATACGATATTATTATGGGATGGTGTTATCTGAACGATATAAAACTAACCCCTTGGGAAATTTCTGTAGTGAAGTCTTTAGACAACCTATGGATAAAAGTTACAGGCGAAGAGAATGGCTGACCTTTTACAGTTAGATTTTGTTGTTAAAGAGATTGGGTTAGATAAAGCCCTGACTCAAACTGCAAAGTTTGAACGTGAGATTTTGAAGACCGTTAAGGCTTACGAAAGAGGTCAGATCACTCAGGATCGTTATAGAAAGTCCCTGCTTAACACAAAAAGACAAATGGCTGCTTTGACCAACGAAAATGGTAAGCAGATTATGTCCATACAAAAGGCTAACCAAGCTACACAACAGTTTATTGCCACCCAGAGGGGTTTAAGTACTGCAGTGGGCGCAAGTGGCGTAGCTGCACAACAGACTGCCAGAAAGACAAATCAACTTGGTGTTCTAATGCAGCAGTCTGGATATCAAATTGGTGACTTTGCGGTTCAGGTCCAATCTGGTACAAATGTTATGGTCGCTCTTGGTCAACAAGCCACACAGCTTGTTGGTACTTTTGCCATGCTTGCTAGAAGCACTGCGCTAATTGCCTTGTTTTCTGGTCTTGGTGTTGTACTTCCTATTGTAACAGCTATAGCGGCTGCATTTATGAGAACTGCAAAATCGGCAGAAGAGGCTAAAGATAAAGTAACTGGGTTATCCAAAACTCTTAAAGACTATAGGCAAGAACAACGTGCGCTTGCTCAAAGTGTAACTACTGATCAATTAGCGTTAATAGACAGAATAGAAGCTATCAAAGAGCTTCAGCAAGAGTACTTAAAGGTTTTAAGAAATACAGGTGAGGGTGATAGGTCAGGTAAAAATAGAGCAGATGCTGAAGCTACTATAAAAATACTAAATGATCTTCTCCTTAAAACAACAGGTCAACAAAAAGACCTACAAGTACTAATAAATGATGAATACATTAAACGTCTCAAGTCTATGGAACGCTCTAACATTCTTGCTTCTATAGAAAACAAGTTTGGGCAAGATCATATAAAATATAGAAATGAGTCTCGTAGACAAGCTGAAATAGAATTAGAAGCTGAAATCAGGGCAGCAGGTATTTCTGAGGCACTTGCAGAGAGGTTGAGAGATAGACTTAAAACCGAATATGATATTATTGACGCCAAAGTTGAACAGGATAAATTAGATGTAGCGGCAAAGGGTAGACAAGAGGCTATAATAAATAGCCTGAAGAGTGGCCTAACAATTTATGAAAAAATGGTTGATGAGAATAAAGCTATTCAAGAGGCTGCTCAAAAAATCAAAGATACTCACGCTGACGAAGTACGGGATTTAAGAGAGAAGATTGCTTTAGTCCGTATAGAAGCTGAACATGGCAAGGATAGCGCAGTACTCCAAGAAGCAACGGCTGAGTTTGCTAGAGACGCCTATGAGCAATCTCGTGCTTCTGCAGGTATCAAAGGGGATCTCTTAAAAGCAGAGATGAAGATATATGATGTTTTGCAGAGGGAGAAAAAAGAATTAGCTGATATAGTTGAAAAAGAGAGGCAGAGACTCCTCTTTGCCAAAGAGCGAAGAAAGTTTTTTGCTCGTGAATCTGAACGTCAAATGATATTAAATGAATCTCCTATCTTTATGAATATGGATTCCATAGGAGAAGCAGCTAAAATTTATCAAGATAGCCTAAAAAAAGCTGATAGGGCGCAAAAAGAGGTAGAGGCTTCTGCAGAAAAACTTAAAGAAGAGCTAGAAGGCCCACTTGTATCTGCTATTGGGAGTGTATCAGATGCGTTTGGTGACTTTATCGCTCGTGGCCTAAAAGATTTCAAAGGCTTCGTAAAAGACATACTCAGGTCTTTCCAGAACATGATTGCACAGATGATTGCTACGGCTGTTAGCAATCGTATTATGATTAGTCTGGGTATGGGGAGCGCAGCCACTGTAGCAGGTACGAGTGCCGCATTTGCAGGTCCTGCAGGAGCTTTCTTAGGTACTACAGGTGCAGCAGGTGTGGCAGGTACTGGGCTTATGGGAGGTGTTGGTTCAGTATTTGGTGCAGGTGGTATTGGCATGAGTGGATCATTCAGTGCGCTTGGCAGTATGCTTGGTGGAGGTGGTATGAGTGGATTTACGATAGGTGCTGCTATCCCTGCTATTGCTGCAGTTGCTGCTGTTGTAGGACTACTCACTAAGAAAACTAAGTTATTAGATACTGGCCTAAGAGCCACTGTTGAGGGTTTTGATGCGGTTATTGACACATTTCAAGTTACACAAAGTAGTCGTTTATTTGGACTACTAAAGGGGTCGAAGAAGACTACATTTACTGCAGCAGATGCAGAAGTTGCCGACCCAATTATTAGTGCTATTAATGAAATGCAGCAAAGCATTGTTGATGCAGCAGGTACTTTAGGTATAGGCGCTGATGCTTTTGATAACTTTGTTTATCAGTTTGAGTTGTCTCTTAAAGGTTTAACTGAACAAGAGCAGCTACAAAAGATAAATGAAGAAATACTCAAGATGGGTAATAACTTTGCTGCTCTCTCTGGTCACTTCACCAACATGAATGATCTACTAGCTACTGCTCAACAAAGATATGCTCTAGAAACTCGCTTACTACAGGCACAAGGTAATACATCTGCTCTACTTACTCGTGAGCGTGAAGCAGAACGCCTAGCTACACATGACCTTAATCAAGATGTGTTAGATCAGATATATGCTATAGAAGACGCTAAGATTGCTTTTAATGCCTTATCTAATTCCATACAAGCAAGTAAAGATAGTATAACTGCTGATTTTAATCAGCTTATGAGTAACGTAAGCACTAAGGTTTCAGATGCTGAAGCTCTAGTCTCTCAGAGCCAAACTATCCTAAGTATGCTACAGAGTGCTTCGGGTCGCATAGGAATGACCAGAGAAGCAGGTCTTGATTACCTAAGAAGCTTACGTGGAGCCTCACGTATAACCGATGAAAAAGCTCTTGGAGAAGCTCTATCTGCAATAGGAGAGCCTAGCGAAGATCTATACAGTAGCTTTACTGATTATCAACGTGAGTTTGCTGACCAATCTAACCTAATACGTGAGTTAGAAGAAACTGCAGGTAGACAGCTTTCCCACGATGAGCAAATATTGCAACAG